CTGTTACTTTGCAAGATTATCAGGTTTTTTCAATGTCTATGCCCCCAGCATTTGGTACTGTATTTAGATCCTATGCAAGGAAAGATCCTTCCAATAATTTAGGAGTTGAATTATTCTTGGTTGCTAGAGACACTGATAAATATTTGACTTCTCCTAATGGAGTGTTGAAAAACAATGTTGAAACATATATCAAGAGATTCAAGTCATTCTCTGATTCTATAAAAATAAGTGATGGTAAGATTATCAATTTGAGTGTAGACTTTTCAATAGTTCCTGAGCCTAATATAAATGTAAACGAAGCATTGCTTGAAGCATTCTTTGTACTTAAAGCTGAGTTTGATATATCAAATTCTTGTTTTAATGACTTCATAGTAATCCCAGATATGATAGCAAAACTACAGTCGATAGACAAAATAAGATCAGTGGCATCATTCAATCTTGGAAATATAGTCAATACAAAAGATGGTAGAACATATTCAAATGTAGAATTTGATGTTAAAGCTAATACGTTCAATGGAATTGTTAAGTTCCCTCAAACATCTATTTGGGAACTGAAATTCTTGGACTTTGATATTGTTGGTAGAGCTATATAATGTTGCTTAAAGAAATACTAAATAAGCCATATAACTATAAATGGAATTTCAAAGGAATGCAGCTTTGGATAGCCGAATTCGCTACTGAATCTAAAGTGAAGTATGAAGTTGGATTTAACGATATGAATACTCAAAATAATCCTGATATGAGATTTTGGGAAGTGCAATTTCATAATTTAGACCAAAAAAATGCTTCAGCTATTTCAGGAACGGGAGATGAATTCAGAGTATTTGCTACTATTATGGCCATTACGCAAGAAGTTATTAAGAAAACTGATCCTAAAATTCTCTATTTTACTGCTAAAGAAAAGAGCAGAGTGAGCTTATACAAAAAACTTATTTCAAAATTTGCTAAACAATGGGGATTTTTCTTAAAGGATACGGGCAAGAATGCCGATGGTGTTACTTTTCAATTAGAGAAAAAACAATGAGTGTAAGACGAGCTTATGCTGACAAAGATACATTTATCAACGAAAAGAGTTTAACTTCAAACTTTGGAGCTTCTCCAATATTAGAGGTATGGAACTTATTCGACTTAAAAATAAATAGAAAAGAATTTGCAAGAACAATAATGAGATTCAATCTATCAGCATTAACAGCTGATATTGCAGCTAATAACCTAGTAGACCCTAGAACGGATACTACGGTCACGGCTTATATGTATGTGTTCAATGCAAAACATGGAGACGATCAAGCACAATCGTTTAATATAAATGTTCATCCTTTAACACAGGAATGGGACGAAGGGACAGGTTTAGATAATGATCAACTTACTGAGACGGGTTACGCTAATGCTTTATCGGCACAATCTACAGTTGCTTGGACAGCTACTGGTGGGACTTACGTTGTTGACTCTTTCTCTGCTACCCAGTCTTTTGATCATGGTGAAGAAGATTTAAAAGTTGATGTAACTAGCATGTTTAAGGAATGGTTGGCTGGGAATACAGGAAACTTTGGTGTAGTATTAAAAATGACTGATAACCAGGAAATTAAAACTGGTGCATTATCAGCAACAAACATATTCACAAAGAAATTCTATTCAAGAGAAACAAATACAAGAAGAGCTCCTTACATACAAATGGAATGGCCTGGTGCTATTAGAGATGATAGATCTGCTATCTCATTCAATAGTACAGGAAGCTTGTGGTTCTATAATATAATCAACGGCCAGTTGCAAGACTTAGATGGAACTAATGATTTCCCTGGTAATATAACTTTATCAGGTGTTTCAGCTGATGATTCAGCTTCGGCTTTACATACCGCTTTAACAGCTGTTAGATTTGAAAAGGGAATTTATAAATGTAATGTAGGAACTATGCCATTGAGTGGAAATGATTATGCTTCATTCAAAGATAATTGGTTCTTATCCGCTTCACCTACTGCAAACTATACATTTGTATTTACGGCTATAAATCCTGCTTCTGGGTTTGCTGACTATTCAACATCGAAATATAGAACAGCTTTCAAGAATCTTAAAAGAAGGTATGAAAAGGGAAGCAAACCTAGAATAAGATTACATATCAAAGATGATTCAACAACATTCACAGCATTAACAGCTGCAACAACTGCAGTGACTAGCTTCACTTGTACCGATGGAACTTGGGAAATTAGAGAAACACAAACCGATCTGGTAGAAATACCAGCTAGTCAAATGTCTTATGACGCTAATGGTAATTTCTTTGAATTTGACACAACAAATCTTTATACAGGAGTTGATTATCATCCCGTATTAAAGCTAAAAATTAAGGGTGAGACAATATTTATAAATGAACCTGAACGATATACATTCAAAGTAGTATAGGAGCTAAACAATGAAATTAAACGAAGCGATGGCTAATATGCCAATTCACAAGGATTGGGATAAAGTAGTAAAAGCCTTTGAGAATTTCGATAAAAGACATTCAGCCGATATAGATAATGAAGCTGGTATGGATAGTGGCATTGAAGACATCGCAACATCTTTAATAGCTGTTGATGACGAAATAGGAGAAGTTCAACGGCTATTAGCCAAACACTGGAGCTAAATAATGAAATTGAAAGAAGCTAAAAGAAGAGGTAGTACTGCAGATGTAGTTGGCGATATTGTTACATCTCTAGATGAAGTTATTAGCAGAAGATCTAAAGATTTAGATAGTAAACAACTCAAAGTACTTGAGAAATGTATGTTTGCACTAGAAGATTTATCGTCAGAATTATATAGCTCAGAGGAAGAATAATGAAACTAAGAAATGTATTAAGTGAAGCCAAATTTAACATCAATAGAGCCGTAAAAGATTTAGCCGATTATGCTGTAAATGGTGCAGAGCATTGGATGCCAATGGGCTATGATGAATATGATGGATTAGATAAGAGAGAGAAACAAGAAATAATTATGGATCATCTACCAGAATATTTAGATCAGTTCCAAGATGAATATGACCGTCATGAATGGAGTCAGTTAGATAGCAAATTTAATAATATTGCTAAGATTGTACTTAAAGATTTGGGATAAAAAATGCCAGACGCAGGATTCTCATTCAACAGCTTAATTGAATCCCTATCAGCTATAGGATCAGCCAGTAGTAATCTGGCTGATTTAGCATTAACAGGCGCACAAACAAAAGTTCGCCCTAGAATAGATTATGGGTTGTTCTCCAAGCATGTATTTTTTGGAAACGCTGTTAGAAAATTTAGAAACTCATTAAAGAGAATAGAAGATTCATACCCAGTTGGATTATCAGCTGGAGACGTTGCTTCACTATGTGCTGAAAATGTATACAAAGTAGATCAATGGAAAAAGGAATCATCTGGTTTTGATCTATGGTTATTGGATCAATTATCTCTTACAGGATCTATCACTTCTTCGGCTACAAATACCTTTGGCGAAACAGTTGCTTTAACAAATGTAGATAGAGATGCTACCAACAATATTACAGGTACTCAAACTGTAACAGTAGATTCTATATCGGCTAGAGCAGAAGACTTTGAACAGCTTAATATTGAAATGGTGCCCAAATCATCTGGTTCTTCAAATGATCACTTCGAATGGGGTGGAACAGCTGAGAAATCAATATCAAGAGGCTCTAAACTAAAGACCTTGGTGCCCGATATATTGTTTGATGGTGACGAACAAGAATATTTAGAAAGAACACTCCAAGCTTTTGGCGATCAATTAGATGATCTCAAAGGATTTACAGACCAATTATCTCACATTAAACATGTTAGCTATGATGAGATTGATAGAGTTCCTAACAAGTTTCTACCTGTTTTAGCTGCACATTTTGGTATCACACTATACCAATCGGCGGTTAACACAGCGGTTGAATCATTCTTCATCGAATCAGTTTCAGGCTTAACAAACCAAGCGATTGCTTCTGAAGTCTGGAATAGAATTCTTAACAACTTAATCTATCTTCTTAAGAACAAAGGTACTAGAGAAACCATAGAAGCTATTGGCAGGATTCACGGAATAGATCATAACTTCTTGAAAGTAGATGAAAATGCTTTACTCTCTGGGCCTAGAAAAATGAAGGTAAGAAGTGAGGTCGATGTTCCCGTATTATTCAGCACAGGTGATGTTTATGTTCAAATGCCAACAGGAACCGTCTCTGCACTAGACTTTTCAAAATCCGCAAACTTCACAATTCAAGCTAGAATATCTGCAACAGGAGCATTTGAACATAAGATATTGGTTCATCCATTATACAGCATAAAAATGGATGCGTCAGGACAAATTCACTTTACAACTACAGCAGGTACAACAGCTAGTACAACACAATCATCAATCTCATCTTATATTCAGAAGAAAGATAATTTTATAAACATAGTTGCTTCTAGAACTGGTGATAATCTTAAGCTTTGGGCATTAGGATTATCTGGTTCTGGATCTGGTGGAGATGATGTTGTAGTATTGGCTTCAGGTACAACAGGTGGAGTATTAGAGTATAACTTTGATTCAAGTGGAGGAGCTTCAGCTTTTGGAGCATATTTTCCTGGATCAGGATCATTCTCTGGATATATTCATGAAGTTAGAGCTTGGAATGTGGCTCTTGAAGAAGAAGATCTTAAAGAACATACTAGAAACTTTGAATCAACATCATTTATAAACTCAACGGCTAGTAACTCAGCAGGATTTAGCAGTTTATCGGCTCACTGGAAATTGAAAGAAAGCAGAGTATTAGGAGGAGGAATTAACTTCATAGTTGATTCTACAACAGCCTCTAATACAGCTACACCAGTAAATTTTGCCAATCAATCAACAAAGAGATATAGAGTATTTCAGAATCAACAAAAATTTACACATTGGTACCCAGTTTCATTAACACCAGACAATGATAAAGTAAGACAAGGAACTGATGATGAAAAATTCATGTCGGATCCTGGTACAATGTCAGTTCATTTGACTCCTATTGAAGCTATAAACAGAGATATTAGAAACACATATCAAAACTTCAACGTAATGGAATTGATGGGACAGCCTGATGAACTATATTTCCCAAGCTATTCAGGTAATTTACATGAAACATTAATTGATGTTTATTCGAGATACCCAGCCAGTTCAATGGCTAATTTGAATACGTTTGTTGATGCTATTGACAGTTTCAATGATTCAATGGGAAGTATATTTCCTTTCGTAAAACAATTCTTCCCTGCTAAATCACACATTATTTCAGAAGGAATGTTAGTTGAACCTCACATACTTCATA